GGGCAGGCCCTGCGGGAGCTCGGCGGCCGCCTCAACGACACCGACTTCGAGGCTCTGCGCATGATGGCCTGGAGCCTGTACCGCCACGAGCAGGCTCAGGCGCACGTCGAGGCCAACGGCATCATGATCGACACGCCCTTCGGCCCCAAAGTGAACCCCATGCTCAAGGTGGCCCGCGATGAAGGCGTCTTCTATCTGCGCATCGCCGACCAGTACGCGCTCACCTTCGTCGGCCGCCTGCGAGCCGGCCTCCTGCAGCTCGCCGGCCAGTCCCTCATGAAAGACCTTCACTCCGGCATCGCCGAGGCGATCGTCGCGCAGATCTCCGCGCGCAAGTGAGAGCCAGCGACCTCCGCGAGACGATCCTCGAAGCGGTCGGCGACCGCGTCACGCGCGCCGACCTCGGCCCTCTCCTCGTCGACGCCTTCTTCCGCACGCAGCTCCGCCTCGTAGACGACCGCTGGGCGGGGCAGCCGTTCATCCTCCCGGACTACGCCAGCGAGCACATCGTGCAGCCCATCTTCGGGACCCTCGACCGGTACGGCCGGCGCAAGTACACGGAGGCGCTCATCGGCCTGCCGAGGAAGCACGCCAAGACGACGATCACCGCCGGCCTCGCGCTGTACTTCCTCTTCATGGAGCCCGTCGTTGGGCAGGAGGTCGTGGCGCTCGCCTTCGACGAGGACCAGGCGCGCCTCATCCTCGGCTTCGCATCCTCCATGGTCGAGCAGAACCCTCTCCTCAAGGAGCTCGCGAAGGTCTACAAGAACGTCATCCACATCCCGGAGATCGACGCGAAGTTCTACGTGATCCCCCACAAGACGGCCGCCGGTCAGGCGATCCACCCGCGCATCGCCATCTGCGACGAGCCGCACACGTACCCGAGCATGGACGTGGTCAACGCTCTGCGAAGCGGCATGGGCGGCCGCGAGGAACCGCTCACCATCGGTATAACGACCGCCGGGCCGACACGCATGGGGCCGCTGTGGGAGTGGCTCGCGGCGATCAAGAAGGACCCCCGCGGCTACCTCTACTGGCAGGGAGCCCGCGACAATCAGGACGCCACTGACGCGAAGGTCTGGCGCAGCGTGAATATCGCGCCGTGGATCACCGGGGAGTTTCTGCGCGACGAGTACCGGCGCCTTACGCTGGCACAGTTCGAGCAGTACCACCTGAACCGCTTCCCGCTGACGAGCGACGCCAGCCGCGCCTTCCGCTGGGGCGAGTGGAAGCACTGCCAGAAGCCGCCCGTGGTCGAGCCCAACGAGCCCTGCGTGATAGCCGTGGACGGCGCCAACAAGGGCGATTGCTTCGCGATCGTCGTCGACCGCCGCGACCCCGGCGGCACGCACCACGTCGAGCCCTACATCTACGACGAACCGCCGCCGGCCGCCGGCTACTACGACCTCGACGAAATTGAGGAGTTCATCGCCGGCCTGTGCCGCACGCGCAACGTGGCGCGCATCGCATTCGACCCCAACCGCCTCCTGCTCCTCATGCAGCGCCTGGAGCGCCACCACGGGATACCCGTCGAGGAGTTCGGGCAGACGAACAGCCGCATGTGCCCGGCATCGGCGACGCTCCGCGAGCTTGTGCGCACCGGGCGCCTACGCGCCGGCCGAGGCACGTCCATCAAGGAGCACATCCTGAACTGCATCGAGATGCCTCGCGAACCGATGGGCTGGCGGCTGGGCAAGGCGAGCAAGGCTGAGAAGATCGACGGCGCGGTGGCGCTCGCCATGGCTGCGTACCTCGCCGAGGCTCAGGCGGACGCCGGGCCCAGCTTCGCCGCGACCGGCGGCATCCGTTCGATCTCCCTCGGGTGACACGCTCGGCAGAGTAGAAGCCGCATCCCGTAGAGCGGCCTGAGAGGGCGACAGTTTGAGATTGAATCCGCTGCGCTGGTTCACTGATGTGAAGGACCAGGCCGACGAAGAGTGGGGCATCGGTGACGACAACGTGCTCCGCGCCTTCTACGGGGCGCTCGCCGCCGTCTCTTCGAGCGGCATCCGAGTGACGCAGGAGAGCTCGCTGCGATCGACCGCCGTTCTCGCCTGCCTCATCGTGCGCGCCGAATCGTTCTCCAGCCTGCCTCTCGGAGTCTTCTACCGGGAGGGCCGCAACCGAGTGCCCGACGAGAATCACGCCGCGTACCGCCTTCTCAGCATCGGGCCGAACGACCTCATGACGGCCGGCGAGTTCTGGCGCTGGAAGCAGCTAACGGAGGACATCACCGGCAACGCCTATGCCCGCGTCGTCTGGCTGAACAACAGGCCCACCGAAATATGGCCGCTGTACGGCGTGAACCCGGTGCTCAAGGTCGACCGCGCGACTCACACTGCCTTCTACGAGTACGGCGGCGACGACTTGACGCCGGCGGACGTCTACGCGAGCCGGGACGTCCTGCACTTCAAGGGCCCAGTGCTGCGCTCCCCGCTGCACGCAAGGTCCCTGATCGACCTGATCAGTGAAAGCATCGGCGTCGCCATTGGCAGCGAGCAGTTCTTTGCCCGCCTGCTCGGCAACGGTAACCACTTTCCGGGCTACCTGGAGACGGAGAACACGCTCAGCGATCCTGACTTCGCAGCGATTTCCGAGCAGATGAAGGGCTTCGCCGGGATCTTCAAGGCCGGTGAACTGAGGGTCTTCGACCGAGGCCTCAAGTACAAGCAGAACCCGCTCACCATGAAGGATGCCCAGCTCGTCGAACAGCTCCGCTGGCAGCTCCAGCAGATATGCAGCGTGACCCGCGTGCCCATGGCCATGGTGCAGGACCTCACCAACGGCACGTACTCGAACTCCGAGCAGCAGGACCTCGCCCTGGGCAAGCACTGTATCGCGCCGATCTGCGTGAACACCGAGCGCGTCGTGCGCCACAAGCTCTTCGGCCGCGAGCCTGCCTACTACATCAAGTTCAACCTCGACGGCTTGCTGCGTGGCGACTACAAGACAAGGACCGAGGGCGAGGCGGCGCTGGTACGCGCCGGCGTCATGACCCGTAACGAGGCTCGCGCCCAAGAGGACATGAACCCGATCGACGGCCTCGACGCGCCGCTCGCCGAGCTCAACCTCGGTACCGTCGGTGAAGACGGCGTGATCACCGGGTCATCGCCCGCGGCCGCTGCGGACGGCGGTGCTCCCGCGGACGCCCCGCCGGATGGCCCCAGCGACGACGCCATGCTCATGGAGAAAGTCAACGCGCTCGGCATGCTGGTGCGCAGCGGTTACGACCCGGTCGAGTCGCTGGACTTCCTCGACCTGCCCGACCTCGAGTACCTGCCCGTGCGGCCTGTGACTGTGGCTCCCATCAAAGAGGCTCCGCCCGCGGCAGAGCCGCCGTCCGAGCCGCCCGCCCCGACAGAGGACGATCCGCCCGAGGACGACATGCCCGAAGACGACCTCCCGGACGCTGACGGCGACGAAGACAGCGCCGCGGGCGGCGACGCGCCCCCCGAACGGCTGCCCACGTCTGCGCTCCTCGCGCCCTTCCTGGCGGACGCCGCAGAGCGCATCCGTGCCCACTTCGCCAGCGGCGGCGGCAACCCGCAGGCCCGCCTGCGTACAGAGAAGTTCGCCCGCGTGGTCCTTTCCCCCGCGAGCGACGCCTACGCGCTTGCCGGCGAGCCCTTCGACGTGGCCGGCTTCATCCGAGACACACTGAGCGAGACCCTCGAGGAGGGCTGACATGGCAGACAGAACCACCCCAATCTCAACCCCTGAGGGAGTAGTCCCCGGGAACGTCCACGACAACGGCGATGGCACCTGGTCGCCAAGCGTGTACGTCGAGGGCGCGGAGATCACAGGCGCGACCATAGAGGTGGCCGAGACCATCACCCTCGCGGCCGGGACGGCCGAGATCGGCAAGCTGGGCGCCGGCACGGCGGAGATCGGCAAGCTCGGAGCCGGGACGGCCGAGATCGGCAAGCTGGGCGCCGGCGCGGCGATGATCGGCCACACGATCACTGATCCCACAAGCGTCACAGCCATCGCTGGCGCCGCCAAGGGCACGACGGTCACAGCGCAGCCGACCGTCTCCGCCATCGACGCCGACCGCAACGGCCTCGACGTCAAAGTGCTGGCGGCGCCCGCCGGCCGCGCGCTCACGAACGCCGATGTGGTAACCGCCGAGCTGTCCTCAACCGACAACGCCGTGCTCGACGCGCTCGTCACGCTCCTCGGCCGCGAGCCGCACAACCTTGTGCCCAACGCTGCGCAGGCAGACCAGGCGCTGACCGTGGACGCGACCGGCGGCGGCGTGCAGTTCGGCGCGCTCCACGCCGACACCACCCACGTCTTCTGGTCGAACGAAACGGCGCCCTGTCGCGTGACCTTCGACAACTCCGCGCCGACCACGACCAACGGCCACCTCATCAACATTGGCGACTCCGGCGTGTGGAGCAAGGCCATGGCTGTGGCCGCCAAGTTCATCCGCACCGGCGGGACCTCGGCCGTCATCAGCGCCTCGCAGATGAAGGGAAGCTGAGATGAGCCTCATCGTCCCCGGCCTGCGTGACCATCATCACCCCATCGCCGGCGGTACCGATTACGCCGAGTTCGAGGCCGACGGCACGCTCGTCCTGCACGGCGCCGCCACCTACTGGGAAGACCTCCGCGTCGCGCCGAACGCGCGCACGCAGGGCGACAATGCTCCCGCCTTCGAGAAGTACATGGACGACCTCGCGGGAACGAGTCGCGGCATCTACGCCTACTCCTTCGACGATGTGGCGGCCTCGCAGGAGAAAGAAGTCTTCTTCCAGATGCAGCTGCCGCACGCATGGAAGCTCGGCAGCGACATCTCCCTCCATGTCCACTGGGTCGGCACCGTGAACGACACCGACGCCGCGCCGCGCTGGGGCCTCGAATACTCATGGTCTGAGATCGGTGGCGTCTACCCGGACACGACGACCATCTACACGGTGGACAAGCTCCCCGTCGATGCCAACGTCGTCGCCTGGCAACACTACCTCTCCGAGTTCGTTGACATCACGCCGGGAGCCGGGGCGGACGGCCTCTCGTCCATCCTCATGGGCCGCCTCTTCCGCAACTCGAGCAACGCCCTCGACACCTACAACGCCGGCCAGAACAAGTGCGGCCTGCTCTTCATTGACGCTCACATCGAGTGCGACACGCTCGGCAGCCGCGCGGAACTGGCCAAGTGAGTGGGGCGACGGGTGACAGCCTCCACATGATTGACCGTGACCACTCCCGCAACGAGGAAGCGGCAATGAAGACGAGCAAGACCGAACGTCAGTGGTACGAGATCAAGGCCGCGAGCGGCGGCTCCGCCGACATCTGGATCTATGAGGAGATCGGCGGGAATTTCTGGGGCGAGGGCCTCACGGCGAAGCAGTTCGTCGAAGACCTCGCGGCTCTGCATGTCGACCACATCGCACTGCACATCAACTCGCCCGGCGGCAGCGTCTTCGACGGCCAGGCGATGTTCAACGCGCTGCAACGGCACCCAGCTAGCGTGACCAGTCACGTCGAGGGCCTCGCCGCCTCCATCGCCAGCGTGGTCGCCCTCGCCGGCGACACCGTGGAGATGGCCGCCAACGCGCTGTTCATGATCCACGACCCCTACGGCATGGCCATGGGCACGAGTGACGACATGCGGCAGATGGCCGAGGTGCTCGACAAAGTGAAGGGCACCATCCTCGGCGTGTACGAGCGAAAGACCGGCATGGAGCCCGAGGCGATCCTCGAGGCTATGGCCGCCGAGACATGGTACACCGCCGCCGAGGCGCAGCAGGCCGGCTTTGTAGACAGCGTCGCCGCGCCGGTCAAGGCCGCGGCGCTCTCGCGCTTCGACTTCAACTCTCTCGGGTATCGGCACGTGCCGGATGCCCTCGCCCATGCAGATCGCACCGCTGCGGACGCCTTTGAGGCCCCCAGAGCCACGTCCTTTGAGGATAGGCAGAGCCGGGATCTGGTGCACACGCCCGGATACTTCAGAAGCCTACGCAAGGAAGGGAGGTAGCCCCATGGGCTACTTCGATTATCGGCAGTTCGAGGCCGACGCTGAGCGGCTTCAGCATCGCGTCACCGAGCTGACCGCCAAGGAAGACCGCACCGCCGACGAACGCGACGAGATCATGTCCCTCATGGGCCAGATCCACGCGCTCGAAGACGCTGCCGGGAAGGTCAAGGAGGCCGAGCTGGTCGAGCTGCGCGCCTCCATCGCGCGGGGCACCGCCGTGAGCATCGGTGAGCCCGTCGTCGACCCGAAGGACGCCGCACGTCAGGCGTTCTACGACTACATCAGGACCGGCACGATCCGGGACGCCTCGATGTCCACCACGGACGCCAACGGTGGCTTCATCGTGCCCGAGCCCGAGCACGCCGCCCTGATCGAGCTGATCCGCAAGCGTGACCCGATCTTCGGCAACGCCACGGTGTTCAACCTGACCGGCGACACGACCCTGCTCCTGCCCTACAAGAGCGCGCACGGCGTGGTCGCCAACGCGACGGAGACCGGCGCCCGCTCGGAGCAGAACGCGCCGACGTTCACCAGCCCGAGCCTCGTCTGCTACGACTACTACTCGGACCAGCGCGCCTACCAGAAGTACCTCGACAGCGTGCCCGGCGCCGAGCAGCAGCTAATGGCGTG